TATACCGATAGCTCGAATTATGAGCGCGGTGGGCTGTACTGGTCCGGTGGCGCGTTCACGCTTGGCACGCAGAGTGCGGGAACAGGCGGGGCGCGCGCTGTGCAGTTGATTTCCTCGTCAAGCGTCTATGTTCAAACGAACGGCGGCTCGGGGCCGTATTGGGTGTTCGACACTGGCGGAAATTTGAAAGCCGGCGTCGATGGCTCCTACGACATTGGCGTGAGCGGGGCGAACCGCGCACGCAACGCCTACCTCGCCGGAAAGATTGTGACCGGCTCGACGACGCTGCACGAGACCTCCGTCGCGTTGACCAACGGCGCTGCCGCCGCAACCGGGACGCTGACCAATGCGCCCGCCGCCGGCAATCCGACGAAATGGTTCCCAATTAACGACAATGGAACGACGAGGTATGTCCCGGCATGGTGAAGCGTCTTGCTATCATGGTGGTTCTGGCCACCACTCCGACCCGCGCACAAGAGCACGCGAAGCCGACCGTCGAGGAAGTGTCCACACAGGCCAACTCGGCCATCCGCGCTCTGCGCGCTCAGCGCGACGAGGCCAACGACCGGATCGTCGATCTGCAAATGCGGCTCGAAAAGCTCGGCAAGGAACTCGAAGCGGCCAAGGCCGCGAAGCAGGAGCAGAAGTGATGCGAAAACTGTTTTTCGTCGTGGCGTTCATCCTCACGTCTGCGCCGCTCACCGCGCAGACCCTTCCGCCGATCAAAGTCAGTTTCGACGTCACCGACCAGAACCTCCTCGCCGGCATCGCTCATGCCGCCGGGCTCTACAACGCGACGCTGCCGGACGTGCAGGCCAAGAACGACGACGGATCGCCGAAGGTCGATGAGACCGGCGCACCGGTCTATGTCTCGCCGAAGCCGGGGACGCTGACCTCGGAGCAATACGCGGCGATGATAGGCGGCACCGCGGTCAAGTCGTGGGCTCGTCAGAAGTTCGAGGCGGATTTTCAGTCCGGGACCGTCACCAAGACCCAGCGGGACGCGAAGATCGCCGAGATCGACAAGCTGCCGTAGGAGATTCCAATGCGTCGATTGCTATTCGCAGCTGGACTGCTTCTCGCTAGCGTCCCCGCGGGGGCTTGGGAGTTCATTCAGGGCGGCTATGTTTGCCACCCGCGGCTGTCGCACGGCAGCGGTCCCTACAATGCCTGCACTGATGTTGCATGGCGCGAGGCGAGCGGGGCGGTTCGCCTCGACGGCTGGTACAAGTCAGCCGGGACGTTGCTGCTGGGCTCTCCGAAGGCCTGCACGACCGCGCGCAGCGAGTTTTTGTTCCACGGCTCTGGCGCCTATCGTGAGGGCCGCAGCCCGTGGGAGGGATTTGTCGGCAACGACCCACAGTCGAAGCGGATGATGGAGCGTAGTCCGTGGGGGCGGCGCATTCAGGCGCATCTCGAGGCGACCGGCGCGCTCGACACCCCGGCCTACACGACGCTGAGCGGGGCAGAACTCATCGTTCGCTTCGGCGTCCCGGCCTGCCGCGGACCGCTCTGATGGCGCCGCGGCCGCCGCCGAAGACGCCGCGGACCACCACGATGGTCATCCCCGTGATGAAGGTCATCAAGGCGGTCGATCCCGATTTCGAGCGTGCCCGCAAGAACGAGATCGAATACGACTTCGGACCCAAGGGCCGCGTCTTCGTCGCAAATCCGATCAAGCGCGGCGCCTACGCGCCACCGGAGGAGTGAAGGTCGATGCGCAACCGTCAGGTCAAACTCGTCGCCGATCACGACGAAACCCTCGACCTCTCCGACCCGCACCAGGCCGAAATCCATCGCCGGGAAATGACGGTCGCGCGCAACGTTATGAACGTGCTGCAGCGCAGCTATCCCGGCCACCCATGGGCGGTGCGCGTCGATGGCAAGGGTCTCGCAAAGGCCGTTCTCATCAAACTGCCGGCGGTGATGCGCCCGCGCGACCACTACATCATCCCGATGCCGACGCTGCTGAACGGGACCATCGCCGACTTCCGCCGCCTCGTCACCAACGCCGGCGGCGAGATCATGGAGCGGTTCGACATCCCGCGCTCCGGCTTCCTCGAAGATCCGTTCGTCCTTGCCAGACACCGCTTCAAGCAGAACCCCGGCCAGAGGATCATTCGATGATTCCGTCGATCGACCGCGCCCAGCCAGTCGACAGCTCGTCGCGCTTCACCCCCGGCCGCCCCGGCGCCGGCCTGCTCGACAGCCTGTTCGACGCCGCGAGCCCCTCCGGGGCACCGACGCGGTACGATGCCGATCTCGACCCCGAGGACATGCTGCGCCGCGCCCAGGAGGCGCACAGCCAAGCCTCGACCTATGTCCAGCAGACCGTGCGCGCGCAATGGGCGCGCGCCTACAAGGCCTATCGCAACGAGCATTTCGACGGCTCGAAGTACCACAGCGCGCACTACGCTGGCCGCTCGAAGTATTTCCGTCCGAAGACGCGAACCGCCATCAACAAGAAGATGGCGATGGCCGCAGCGGCGCTCTACTCGACCAACGACGTCGTCGCGATCACCGCGCAGAACGAATCCGACGAGTATCAGGTCGCATCGGCCGCGCTGAAACAGCACCTGATGAACTACAGGCTGTCGCGCGTCAGCCGCCGCAACGGCATCCGCTGGTTCCTGACCTCGATGGGCGGCGTCCAGACCGCGCTGCTGACCGGTCTCGTGATCTCGAAACAGACCTGGGTCTACCGGGAAGAAGACCCCCGCGCGCTGACCATGGAGCAGCGCCTGTCGGGCAAGCCGGTGAAGGTCGAAGACCGGCCCGACATCGCGTTGCTGCCACCCGAAAACGTGCTGTTCGACCCGAACTGCGACTGGACCAACCCGGCGCAGACCTCGCAATACCTCATCATCCGCTACCCGATGTCGGTCGACGAGGCCTACCAGATGATCGAGGACGGCCGCAGCGCCGGCGATCAGCAGTTCAAGGCGGTGTCCCGCGACCAGATCGCGGCACGCCAGCAGACCATCGGTCCCATGGACACCGCAGGCCCCCGGCAGGCGCGCGAGGGTGGCCGCGACCCCAAGCAGCAGGCCTCCGGCCACTACGGCCGCGTCTGGCTCTACGAGTGCTTCATGCGCGTCGGCGGCCTCGACGTCGTGTTCTGGACGCTCGACAACCAGATGGTGATTTCCGAGATCACGCCGGTTCGGCTGGCCTATCCCGCGATGTGCGGAGAACGGCCCGTCGTCATCGGCTACGGATCGTTTGAGGCGTTCCGTTGCACCCCGATGGCGCTGGCCGAAAGCCTGGCGCAGATGCAGATGGAGACTAACGACCAGGTCAACCTTCGCCTCGACCACATGAAGAACGTCGTCACCCCGGCGGCCAAGGTGGTGCGCGGTCGCCAGATCGATCTCCAGCAGGTTCAGTCCCGCGGCCCGAACCGCGTCGTCATGGTTCAGGAACCGGGCGACGTCGATTTCTGGCAGCCGCCGGACCTCCCGCAATCGGCCTATGTCGAGAACAATCTGCTGTCGGCCGACATGGATTCGCTGGCCGGCGTCTTCGACGCCTCGTCGGTCAACACCAATCGCCAGCTCAACGAGACCGTCGGCGGGATGCGGCTGCTGGCCAACTCGGTCAATCCGGTCAACGATTTCGATCTCAGCGTGCTGGTGGAGACCTGGCTGGAGCCCGCGCTCTGGCAGGTCATGAAGCTCGAGGAAAAGTACGAATCCGATCCCGTCATCCTCGCGATCTGCGGTCAGAAGGCGAAGCTGATCGAGACCTTCGGCCTCGACACGATCACCGACGAGCTGCTGGCGATGGAATCGAGCTGCGTCATCAAGATCGGCGTCGGATCCTCGAACCTGCCGCAGGAGAAGATCCAGCGCCTCGCCATGGCGTGGCAGACCGCGACCGGCATCCTCGGCCCGTTCGTGCAGGCCGGGGTCATCAAGCCGCCGGTGCCCAAGGCCAAGGCGATCATCGAGGAGGTCTTCGGCAACGCCGGAATGCAGGACGGCGGCGAAAGGTTCTTCGAAGACCTCGACGGAGGCCCGCCGCAGCCGCAGCCGCCGAACCCGGCCATGATGGCGCAGGCGCAGAACGAAAAGGACCGCAATCTCATCGCGCGCGAGAAGAACCAGATGGATTTCGCGCACAAGATGGCGACCATCAAGCAGAAGCGCGCCGAGAACCTGGAGCGCATCGACGTCGAACACATGCGCTCGCTGGCCGAGATCGGCCGCGCCATGCTCGACCACAGGCACGACGCCAACCATCAGTTCCGCGATCACTCCTATGACCATTTCCGGTCCGGCGTCGAACATGAACGCGGGATGCTGCGCGCCGACCTCGACGCCTCGCGCGACGCCGCGCTTGCCCACCAGGCCGGAGCCGAAGCCGCGGCCGGAGCTCCCGGAGCATGACGCCAGCCGAGTACCGGATGTACGGGCAGGCGCTCGCCGCCGCCGACCGCGTCGCCCGCGAACTGTCCTCGCAGCGCTCGACCGCGATCCAGATCGTGCTGGCGCGCGCGCGCAAGACCTCGATCGATGCCCTGCAGCAGTTGATCGACGCCAGCCCCGAAGACGTCGCCGAAATCCGCCGCCTGCAAACCGAGGCCGGCCTGTTCCAGCGTATCGCCGAGTTCATCCGCGACGCGGTCAAGGCCGGCGACGAAGCCGCCCAGCTGCTCAACGAAGTTGACAAAGCCGAGCTTGCGAATTTAGTTCTCGACGACGAAGGGGTCAGCGATACATGAGCGCCGCCACCGAAACCGCCGCTGCCGCGACCGATCCAGCCGCCACGCGCCTGGCCGCCTTCCGCACCGGCGAAGATCCGAACGGCGATCGCCGCCCCGACGATATTCAGGAGCGGACGTCGCCGCAGGCGCCGTCTCCGATCGAATCCCGTCCGGCAGGCGCTGCGCCCGATCCGGCCGCCCCGGACCATGACGCCGAGCCCGTCGTCTTCCAGGACAACAAGCGCAAGGCCATCGCGGCGCGCGCCAGAGCCGCCCGCGCCGCAACGCCGGCCCCGGCGCGCTTCGACGAAGCCGCGCTGCCCGAAGGCGTGCGCATCGACGCCGACGACGACGACCCGCACGCGCTCGACGACGTCGGCCGCCCCGAGGTCGACGCCAGGCAGCCCGCGGCGCGTCAGCCCGCGCCGCGCGATCCGGCCCCGGCGCAGGACGGCCGGTTCACGCTCAAGGTGTTCAAGAACGAGTTCGCGGTCTCCCGCGAGGAATTGCTGCGCTACGCAGACGTCTCGGCCGAGGAAGCCGCCGATTTCGACGATGCCCGGCTGGTGAAGCTGGCGCAGAAGAACCTGGCCGCCGATCAGCTTCTCGAAGAAGCCAAGCAGGCCCGCACCGCATCCCGCCCCGCTGCGCGGGACGACGCCCTCGACCAAGGGCGCGATCAGCAGCGAACCGACGCCGAACCGCGCTCCGATCAGGCCGGAGGTCTCAACCAGAAGACCGACCGCGAACTGATGGAGCTTGCCCAGCTCGGCGATACCGACGAAGCCCTCGACGCCTCCCGGCTCCTGACGCAGCGCACCATGGCTCGCGCCTCAGCCGAACAGCAAATGGCCAGTCTCGACCGCTTGGTCGATCAGGCCATCGAAGGATTCGCCGCCGATCCGAAGAACGCCGACATCGTCGGCGACGAGGTCGCTTCTGGCGCGCACCGCGCCATGTTGCAGGCCGAAATCGCCAACGAGCTTCGGCCGCTTCTCACGGACGATCAATTTCGCCGGATCGCCACCGATCCCGATCTCGCCAGGAAGGCATACAAGGCTGCTTACGTCGACGGTCACAAGGTCCGCTCCCCGGATCAGATGTTCGCCGCCGCCGCCGCCAAAGTGCGCGCTTCCTTCGGGCGCAGGTCCACGACGGATACCGATCCCCGGCGCCAGCCGCCCGCGGCAGATGCAGCATCCGAAAGGGATGCGGCCAAGCGCGGGCTCGTCAGGCAACCGACTCGGTCGGACACCGTTCAAGCGCAGTCGCCGGCGCAAGGCCGCGGCCAGCGAGCAAACCCCTCGGACGTCATTCGCAAAACCTTCGGGAGCAGAATGAACCGCGGATAGGGCGGGGTTCGGCCGGACAGATCAAAGGAAAAGGCCATGTCCGGCCAGATTTGGGCAGTCGCCTCGGAAGGCGGCTACATGTACTCGGACGAACTGTCCGACTATCTGCGCATCCGTGCGCAGCCTCTCACCAAGATGCGTCAGCTCTGCGATGCCCAGGACGGCGCCGCCAAGGGCCTGCATCGCGGCGACAAGTTCTATTGGGACGTCTACTCCGACATCGGCACCCAGGGGCGCCGGCTCGACGAGCAGCAGGCGATGCCGGAATCGAACTACGGCATCATCCAGCACTCGATGACGATCTACGAGGCCGGCAACAGCGTGCCCTATACCGGCAAGCTGGGCGATCTCGCCAAGCACGATCTCACCGCGATCATCGACAAGACGCTCAAGAACGATGCGCGGAAATACTTCGACATCGAGGCCTACCTCCAGTTCAAGTCGACCGCGATCCGCGTCGCGCCGACCGGCGGAACCTCGACCACGTCCGTCACCGTGACCACCAACGGCGCTACGGTGACGACGAACAACGTCGAGTTGGGCACCGGTCACGTCAAGGCGATGGTCGATTACGCCAAGGAATCCAACATTCCCGGCTTCGATGGCGACGACTACGTCATGGTCGGCCACCCGACGACGTACCGGAACTTCAAGAACCAGCTCGAGGCCGTGAAGCAGTACACGCAGATCGGCATCGGCGAGGTCTTCTCCGGCGAGATCGGGCGCTACGAGAACACCCGCTTCGTCGAGCAGTCCTATGTGCCGAAGGGCGGCGCCAACGATTCGACCGCGTTCGACCCGTACTCTGGCACCGCCGACGCCTGGAACAACGGGAAATCGTCGTGGGCGTTCATGCTCGGCGCCGACACCGTCACCGAGGCCGTCGTGCTGCCGGAAGAAATCCGCGCCAAGATCCCCGGCGACTATGGCCGCTCGCGCGGTATCGCCTGGTACTACCTCGGCGGGTTCGCGATCGTGCATCCCGACGCCGCCAACGCCCGCATCCTGATGTGGGATTCCGCGGCGTAACAGACCACCGAACCGCCCGCGCTGCATAGGATTGCGGAAGCGCGGGCGGCAACCAAGCGCCCGTCATGCGGGCCAGACAGAGGTTTTCACAGCCATGTACGACAATCCCCTCGTTCGCGATTACTGGCTCACCGGCCAGGCCTTCAACGGCGCGGACATCGTCAAGCGCATCAAGAACCCGCGCAAGGGCTCGAAGGGCAAGGTCCGCAGTGTCGAGGCCATCGTCACCACGACCTGCGCCGGCGCGACCACGACGCCGAAGGTGCAGATCGGCGACGGCACCACCGCCAACAAGTACGCCGACGTCGCGCTCGGCACGACCGCGGCCGGCTCCTCGGTGATGGCGCGCGACTATGCCGGCGGCATCAAGGCGCTGGCGGACGGCGCCTATGTCCTCACCGACAGCGACGGCGACCTCGTCGTGACGCTGAAAGCCGCCACCGGCGCCGGCGCCGCCGGCGTCGCCGACATCGGCATCGTGGTGGAATGGGTCTAAGCTAGACCGCATCGTCACCCTGAACCGAAGGAGAGCGAAATGCCGATCGAACGCAGGGGCACGGTACGCGGCCCCGATCTCAATCCGGTCGGCCGCGACCACATCGCCGACGACCCCGCAAGGGCCATCGGTCTCACCAGCGAGGCCATGGCCGCCGTCGGCTACCAGACCCTCGACCGCGCCAATCCCCGTGGATGGGACAAGGAGCGGCGCGGCACCTACGAACCCGTCTACGAAGACGGCCCGCAAGTCCCGTTCGACGAGCGCGCCTATCGGGGCGGGATCTACTGACCTCCAACCAGAGCAGGAGCCAAACGCGATGAGCGTCAAAGGCCGCAACACCACCGGCGCACACGCCGGCCAGAAGATCGTCACCGACAGCCCGGTCGACAAGTCGAGCTACGGCGCCAAGGGCAATCCTGACCAGAAGATGGGCGGCGGCATGTCCGACCTCTCCCATTCGCTGTCCGGAACCCAGGCGCATCAGGGTCCGAACTCGGGCGCTCGCTCGAAGATCCGCGAAGCCTGATCCGTCAGGCCCGCAGATCGACCACCTTCGGGCCGGCCGTCTGACGACGCCGGCCCATTCCTCAGAGGACATCTGATCCGATGCAACTCCCCGAAAACATCACCCGGCCCGTTCTCGACAGGTCGAAGCCTCTCGGCATCGTCACCCCGCCGGAGAACGGCGCCCATTTCGCGCAGGACGGCCTCCACTTCGACCAGGACGGCAATCTCGTCGAGGACATGCTGACCGACGCCGACGTCGCCAGGCTGCAACGGAAATCCGTCGAGGCCGCAGCCAACAAGGCGGCCGAGACCGCGCGCCGCGCCTTCCTCGCCGATCAGGGCCTCGATCCCGACGATCCCGACCTCTCGACGAAGCTCGTCGCGGTGGCGATCGAGCAGAAGAAGGCCGCCGACGACCCCGCCGCCGCTGGCGCCGAGGTCGATCTCGTCGCCTGGGCGACCAAGACCGCGACCTATCCGTGGTACAAGGTCGCCGCCGCCGCCCGCGCCAAGCACAATTTCGTCGCCACCGATGCGCGCGCCCTCGTCGCCTTCATGATCGAGGAAAAGCTGGTCGCCGAGGATCAGGTCAAGGTCGCCACCGCCGCCGCGAGGGGCTGACGCCATGGACTACACGTCGCTCATCGCGTCGAAGGGCGCTCCGGGATCGATCGCGAACTGGATCAATTTCTCGGACGCCCTGCTGCCGTTGAGCGACGTCCTCTACGAGGCGCAGGCGCTGATCTACGACAGCCTGCGGGTGCGCTACATGCGCACCGTCGCGACGCTCGCCGTCGTCGAAGGATCGGCCACCGCCGAGCTACCCGCCGGACTGTTCGACATCGTCGCGGTGTGGGATGACGACAACGCGAAGCTCGCCGCCTACGACGCGGTCTCGTTGCAGACCGAGCGCGGCGTCGACACCGCGACCGCCGACTATCAGGTCGGCAAGCCATCGATCTATTCGCTGTTCGGCGAGAAAGTGCAGTTCGATTGCATCGCCGACGCCGCCTACAGCTACAAAATCATGGCGTTCTGCCAGCCCGAGTTCCTTTCCGAGGCGGCGCCGAGCAATTTCCTGACCACGCGCTGGCCGACGCTGCTGCGCACCGCCTGCCTCGCCATCGCCGCGGACTGGACCAACGACGACGCCCGCTACCAGAAATTCGTCGCCAGGATGCAACCCCTGATCCAGCAGGCCAACGCCTCCGACGATCGCGCCCTGCTCGGCATGATCTCGCCCGCCGACTATTCGAGGAGCCGTTTCTGATGATGTCGCCCCGTCTTGCCCGGTTCTGCGCCGCCATCGTCCTCGCCGCCTTCGGCGTCGCGCCCGTCGCCGCGCAGGTCTCCGACAGCAACTCCTCCCTGCTGCAACTCCTCCTCATGGGATCGGGTCTCCACTCCAACGATTGGGGCACACAGACCAACACCAACCTCCAGAAGATCGAGAACGCCATCGCCGCGACGACCTCGAAGTCTCTGACCGGCGGTTCGGTGACGCTGACCGACGACGAGGCCAGACGCGCGGTGCTGACGTTCACCGGGACGCTGGGCTCGAACGCCGTGGTCACGGTCCCGTCGCGCTCGAAGGCGTGGACGATCATCAACGCGACCGCCGGGGCCTACACGCTCCAGATCAAGACCGCCGCGGGATCACCGGTCACGATCGCGCAGAACGCGCTGGCGGCCAGGCTCTACTACTGCAACGGCTCCGCGATCTTCGACGTCACCGCCGGCGGCATCCCCAGCCTGACCGCAAACACAATCATGGCCGACCTCGGCTCCGGCACGGTTGCGGCGACCTATGCGCAGATCGCGACCGCGCTGGGCCTCGATGCGGCATCGTCACCGTCGTTCGCCAATCTGCAACTCAAGGCCGCGGCTGGAACCTATCGGACCATCTCGTTCCAGACCGTGGCCGCCGCGCGCTGGAATCTGTTCACCGACAACGCCGCCGAGGCTGGCGCCAACGCGGGCTCCGATCTCGGCCTCGTCGCCTATGCCGATGACGGCGTGACCACGATCGGCACCGCGCTGAAAATCACGCGCAAGAACATGGCGGCCGACTTCGCCGGCCCGGTCTCGGCCCCGTCCGTAACCGCCGGCGGCGTCGCGATCTCGGCGCCTGGCGAAGGTCTCTATCGCGCGCAGAGCATCGTTGTTGCGTCGGATTCGACGATCACCGCCAAGGCCGATGTTCTCACGATGACGGACGGCTCCGGCAACGTGAAGACGTTCCGCGGCCTCAACGAGACCGCCTCGACCGCCTGCAACGGCGCGGTGAACTGTTTCGACACCGGCGGACCCGGAACCAACCGCTGGATCTATGTGTGGGCCATCGGCAAGTCCGACGGCACCGTGAAGACGCTGCTGACCATCAACACGGCGGGATCGCCGGCGCTGCCATCGCCGCCCTCGCCGCTGCCGACTGGCTACGCCTATTACGTGAAGCTGGGCGCGGTGCGCATCGACGGCTCCGCGCGCGTCGTCAAGTCCGTGCAATGGGGTCGCTCCGCGCAATGGGTGGTGCAGGGCGGCTCGACCTCGACGCCGTCGATGCCGCGCCTGACTTCGGGCGCCGGCTCCTCCGGCAGCGTCACCGTTCCGACCTGGACGTCGGTCTCGATCGCAGACTACGCCCCGCCATCGGCCTCGGTGTTCCGCGGCATGGTGTACGGCATCGGCGGCGCGACGATCATGGTGGCGCCCAACGACAAGTACGGCGCCTACAATTCGACGACCAATCCGCCGCCGATGGTGATCTCGAACACCGCGATCCGAATCCCGTTCGCCTTCCTGATCGAGGACATGACGATCAAATACGCCGCCGATTCCAGCGGCATGTTCATATTCGCGACAGGCTGGGACGACAATCTCTGATGGCGGCCGAGCAGCCGATCCCGCTGGAACTGCCGCCGGGCGTCGTCACCAACCAGGCCCCGCTGGCCTCGAAGGCGCGCTATATCGACGCCTCCTGGGTGCGCTTCGCCAAAGGGAAGCCGCAGCTGATCGGGGGCTATACCTCGTTGCTCGGGGAAAAGGCGCTGCTCGGCGTCCCGCGCGGCTCCATGGTGTGGTCGGACACCGCCTCGCGCCAGCTCATCGCAGCCGGCACCGACAAGAAGCTCTACGTCACCGCCGACAGCGATTATACGCCGGTCGATCTGACGCCGTGGCGCGTCCATGCCTCCGGCCTCGCCAACGTGCTGGTGACGTCGAATGGTCTCCCGCTCGTCACCCTGCGTTATGTCAACCACGGCGCGGCAGTCGGCGATTATGTCGACGTCTCCGGCGCCACTGTCGGCAACAACATCGATCCCAACGGGTCCTGGCGCGTCGATTCCGTGGTCGACGCCGACCATGTGACGTTTCTGGCGGCGACCAACGCCAACGCCTCGGGCACGATCGGCGGCGGCGGCGTCGCCGTCGGCTTCGAGATTTCGCCCGGGCTCACCGATCCGGCCGCAGGCTTCGGCTGGGGCGCCGGCGCATGGGGCGAAGGGACCTGGAACACCCCGCGCAGCTACACGACGCTGTCGTTCTCGCCGCGGCTCTGGACGTTCGGCAGCTTCGGCGATGTCCTCGTCGCCTGCCCGTCTGGCGGCGGCCTCTATTCGTATGATCCCGCCGGCTTTCCGGCTGGCCGCGCCGAAGCCATCGCCACAGCCCCGACGACCTGCTCCGGCGTCGTCGTGACCTCCGACAAGATCGTGATCGCCTACGGTTCCAACTTCGACCCCGCAATTCCGGGAGCAGGCGCCCCGGCCGATCAGGACCTCCTGCAATATTGGGCCTCGGCGCAAGGCGATTACACCGATTGGGACACCACCAAGACCTACGGCTCGCAGGGCTCGCAGTCCGTGGTCAACCGCCTGACCGAAGGCACTCGCATCGTCGGCGCCGGCGATCTCGGCGTCCACTCCACCCTGATGTGGACCGACACCGCCGTCTACAATCTCCAGTACACGGGATCGAAATACGTCTTCAACACCCAGCTCGTCGGCAAGGAATGCGGCCTCATGGGGCAGTCCGCGTTCGTGATCGTGGGAACATCGGCCTATTGGGTTGGCCCGCACGGCCTGTTCATGTTCAACGGCGGCGTCTCGCGTATCCCGAACTACGAGGACGTCTCGGAGTGGCTGATCGAGAACCTGCGGCCCTACTACACCGTGAAAACGCTGTCCTGGCACAACGAACGCTACAACGAGGTCTGGTTCGCCTTCGTGCCGCCGGCCGCGACCGAGCCGACCTATTACGTCGCCGTCAACCTCAACGACTGGTCCTGGACCAAGGGCGAACTGCCGGCCGCGATGTCGTCGGCGACGCGCTTCACCGGCTACGACGCCCGCCCGATCCTGCTCGGCGCCGACGGCAAGGTCTATCAGTTCGACAACGGCTGGACCGCCAACGGCGCCGCGCTGTCGTGGTTCCTGCAAACCGCGCCGATGGAGATCGGCTCCGGCCAGCAATGGATCGAGCTCTCCGGCCTCGCCATCGACATGAAGCGGCAGAAATCGCCGATCATCGTCAAGATCGAGGCCTACGACCGCACCCCGGCGCAGCCCACCGTCATCGACAGCATGACCTCGAGCTTCGATCCCTATACGCAGGTCATGGATGCGCGCGTCAGCGGGCGCTCCATCGCCCTGCGCCTGTCGGGCGCCGGGACCGATCAGGATTTCCGCCTCGGCGTCTTCAAGGCGCTGCAAGCCCCAGGAGCCGCCAGACGATGAGCGCCATTCCCAACCTCGGCCAGCCGAACCCCAGCGCCCCGCTCGCCGATCGCGTCGCCTGGCTCGAACGCTCGATGCAGCTCGTCCTCGCCGCCTCGCAGGCAGACCCTGCCGAGATCGCCGACGCCTATGTGATCGACAACGCGCCGGCCCTGCCGTTCCGCGTCTTCGACGCCTCGACAGCAACGCTTGCCGATGTCAGAAACGTGATCGCGACATGGATCAACGACTGGCGGCAGAGGGGGACCAGCCGTGGCACAGGCTGACGACATCGCCACGAGGCGCGCCGCAACCCGCGACGACATGCTGGCGATCTACGAGTTCCTGTCGAAGCGGGAACGGCTGCCGGCGCGGATCAATCCCGCCAAGGCGCAGAACGCCATCGCAACGGCGGTGCGCGCCGATCTCGCCATCATGGTCGAAGCCGACGGAGTCCTCGTCGCCAGCGCCGGCTTCATCCGCGCCCCGTGGTGGTTTTCCGAGGAAGAAGCGTTCTTCTCGATCTGGTTCCACACCGCCGCCGAACATCGCCTCCCCAAGGTGCTGCGCGCGCTAATGGACGAGATCTACGAACTCGTCGTCGGCGAAGACGTCCCGGCCTTCATCCACCATCGCCCCGAACGCCAGAGCGCGGCGGCCTTGCAGCAGTTTTCCGCGGATTTCGCGATCTATCCGAGCGGACGCGAACTGCAACTGAAACCGAGAGGAGAAGCCTGATATGTGCGGCTCTAGCGGCTCGACCTCGAACAACATGAACTTCACGATGCAGAACTCCTCGCAGACCTACGACCCGTGGGTGCAGGAGGGCGGCAAGAACCTGTTCACGGGCGGCCAGGACTGGCTCGGCTCGCACGGCTATCAGCCCTACACCGGCCCGCTGACGGCATCGTTCGGCGAACCGTTCAACCAGGCGACGTCGTATCTGTCGGAACTGCTCGGCAAGACCAACCCGTACACGACGCAGGCCGGCAATGCGGCCGGCTCCGTGATCGGCGCGATAGACCCATCGAAGTCGACCGCCGATTACATGAACGAATACGTCGGCGCCGCGCTGACCCCGCAGCTGTCTAAGATCATGGAGACCGCCGGCCAGCAGGATCAGGCCAACAACGCCGCAGCCACGATGCAGGGCGCCTTTGGCGGCACCGGCGCCGGCATCGTCAAGGCCCTGCTCAACAAGAACACCCAGCAGGAGGTCGCCAATGCGACCGGGACCGCCTACAAGGACGCCTACGACCGCGCACAGAGCGGGCGGCTCTCCAATCTGCAAACCCTGCTCAGCGGCGCGCAGGGCCTCTCCGGCATCGGCCAGCAGGCATTCGGCCAGGGCACGACGCTGGCCTCGCTGCTCGCCGGCATCGGCACCCAGGAGCAGAGCGCCGGTCAGACCGGCATCAGCAACGCGATGAAGCAGTCGCAGCTCAACAACACCATGCCGCTGACGCAGTTCTCGGAGCTGGCGCGGGTTCTCGGCTCGATCCCGAAGGCGCAATACGGATCCTCGTTCGGGACGAGCATGGGCCAGCAGCAGACGATGACCCCGAACAATACCGGCATGGGCATCGCCGGCTCGTTGCTGTCGATGCTGTTGATGTAACGGAGCGCGCGCATGGATTTCGTCGACACCATGAGGCAGTTGTTCGGCTACAACCCGGCGACGGGCGAGCTGCTGCAAGGCGGCCGGCTTCCGGGACCAGGCGTTGCGCCGCCGGCGACGACTGCGCCCGAACCCGTCACCGGCGCGCCGCTGTCGCCGGAAGCCGCCGACGGCGGCGCTGCGACGCCGCAGGGCCGCGTCCTCGCCCGTCTCGGCGACACCCGGCGCATCCTGACCCCGTCGCAGGAGCAGCCCGCGTTCGGCTCCAGCCTCGCGGGAACCCTCGGCGCAGGGGCCGAGGCCGTGAAGCCCGGCATGGACAAGACCGCTGCCTTCTTCGCCGGCCTCGGCGGCGGCATGAAGCACGTCGAGACCAAGGCAGAAGCCGCGCGCAAGGCGCAAATCGACGCGCAGAAAGCCTCGATCGACCTCTACAAGGCGATGTTCGACATGGACGGCAAGACCGCCGACCGTGACCGCCAGGCCCGCGTCGATGCGCAGAACGCGACCCGCCTCGACCGTCAGGATGCGGAAACCAAGCGGTGGCACGACATCCAGGCCCCCTATTACAAGGACGGCGGCAGTCGGGCCGCGCGCGAAATGACGCCCAAGGACACCGCGCTGACCGAGAAATACGTCCAGGAGCGCAGCGGTTACGATCCTGCTGACGAGAACTGGAAATATCTTCCGAAGCCGGAGCAGGATCGCCGCCGCAAGCTGTTCGGGCGGATCTACCGCAACACCTTCGGCCGCGAGCCGATCGATTTCGAGAATCCGGATGCGCCGACGCCGGGAACGCCGAAGGCCACGCCGCCGACGCCAAAAACCGCGCCAACGCCGGCGCCGACATCGGTCGACACCGAAGATCAGGACAAAGGCGCCGAAGAAGGCGCAGCGGCTCCGAAGCCGAAAGTCGCGCCGTCCAAACCAGCCCCTGTGGCCCCGCAGACAGCGCAACCGCAGCCAGCTCCTGCCGTTGCTGCACCGGCCGCGCCCGAGGTCTGGCGTAAGGCTCGCAATAAGGCCGATGGTTCGGTATGGCTGATCGGACCGAACGGCGAACGCAAACCTTTCCTTGAGTCGGGAAAGGCGCCGATCACGGTGAACGATCTCGCCGGCGATTGATCGCCGTCCGGCCCGAACCGCAGGTTTCGCATCCATGGCTAACGTAGCAGCGCCGGACGGGTTCGAGTGGATTGACGATGGCCCCCCGGCCCCCGCCGCTGTCACCCCCGACTTTTCCGGCGCCCCGATGCCGCCGCCGCGGCCACCCGAACTGAACCAGCCGCCGGTCGCGCGCCAGGAGTTCAACCCGCCGCGCCCCGCCGATGTGCCGCTGCCGCCGCCGCGGCCCGCAGAACTCGGCAAATCGACCGCCTCCGAGGACGATGACGACGACGATTTGGGCCGCCCGAAACCGCCGGACGGCTTCGAGTGGGTGCAGGACCAGCCAACGCTGTTCGATGTCATCGCCGAAGCGGCGCGTAAGGGCCTGCACCGCGGCCTCGAGGATACATGGGAAGGCGCCAAGGTCGTCGGCCGCGGCAGCTTCAAGGGGACCGAGCCCGGCCCCGGCATGGATTTCAGCCCTGTTGGCCAACTGCTCCAGACCAAACTCGCCGACGGCTGGAAAGACCCGCAATGGTGGGCGGCGCAGATCACGCATGGTCTTGCCGCGTCCTCGCCGACGCTGGCCGCTGGCGCGCTGGGCGGCGCCGCTGGCGCGAGCGTTGCGGGCCCGCCCGGCGCGCTCGTTGGCGGCGTCGGCGGTTTCGCCCTAGGCTCGGCCCTGCAAACCATTGCCCCGGCCTATCAGCGCGCCCGCGCCGAAGGCCTCGATCATGACGCCGCCGTCGATCGCGCTATGCTCGAAACCGGGATCGCCGGCGCGTTTGGGGCCGCAATGGGTGCAGCGCCTGCCGCCCCCGTGTTCGGCAAAACCGCAACCGGCGCGCTCAAGGCGCCGATCTCCGAAGCCCTGGCGCAGATCTTCGGCGTCCAGCCCGGCCTGATGGCGGCCCACAAGGCGACGGAGAACGTCGTCGAGGGCAAGCCGGTCGGCGAAGGCGTCCCCGAAGCCGCCATTATCGGCGCGGCCACGGGACCGTTCATGGTCGCTGGCCACGCCGCGCTGCGCGCCGGCAAGCGCGCCGTCATGGGCGAAGCTCCAGCCGCAGCGCAGAGCGCAGACCCCGTCGGCGATTTCATCCGAGACGCCGACGAGGCCTCCGCGCGGGCCGAGGCGCGCGCCGCCGGGCGCAAGACCAAGGAAGAAATCGACGAGTTCATCCGTCAGAAGGATGCTGCCGATGCAGCCCGTGAAGCCGCCAAACGCGCCGCCGCCGAACCCAGCCCCGCGGAACCCGTGGAGCCTGCCCAGCAACAACGGCAGCCTGCGGATCGACAGGCGGCCGGGCCTGACGCTGACAACGCTGTTCGACAGCGCCGGCCGGCCGACGCGCCGGGACGTCCAGTTTCACCGGCCGCTGAGCCCGGCGCAGATCGCGGACCCGCACCGAACCCGGCAGTAGAGGCCGAGAACAAGGCGTTGCGCGCGGCGGGTTGGAGCGATGACGAGATTGCCTTGCTGTCGCCGAAGGAGCGCACCGCCGAACTGAGGGATGCCGGCTATGAAGCTGAAACTGCCGCGTCGCGCCAAGACCCCGTGGCGGAAGCGGGTGCTGGCCAACCTGCGCGTGCTGAAAACGCTGACGCCGCGGTGCGCGCTGACGCGCCGAAGCCGCAGCAGACCGAAGTCATCGAACCGCGCCAGGCATGGGACCGCCTGCAATCGATCTATGACGGCGTCGGGCCGATGCTGGAAAATCCAGCGACCGCTACCCCGGAGACCATCGCCAAGGCGCGCGCCGATCTCGCCGCGCTGCGGAACCGCTTCGGCGACGCCGATAGCGCCGAACACAAGGCGCTTCGCGAGGGCATCGATCGCGTCGCCGATCACATCACAACGGCCGAAATCGACGCCAAGGCCGGCACGCGCGCAGCGCCGATCAAGGTCGCTGAACCGAAAGACGTCGAGCCCGCGCGCGCGCGCGTCGAGCCGGAGCCGAGCGAGGGCCAGAAGGCGGCCGGCAACTACCGCAAAGGCCACATCGAATACGACGGCCTGCCGGTGTCGATCGAGAACCCGAAGGGCTCGGTGCGGCGCGGCGTTGACCCCGACGGCAAGCCGTGGTCGGTCGAAATGCCCAGCGATTACGGCTACATCAAAGGGACCAAAGGCGCCGACAAAGACCACGTCGACATCCTGATCGGCGACAAGGCCCCCAACGGGACCGCTTACGTCATCGACCAGCAAGATCCGCGCACCGGAAAATTCGACGAACACAAGGTCGTCGTCGGCGTCGACAGCGTCGGCGACGCCGCGCGCCTCTACCACAAGTCGTTTTCCGACGGCTCCGGGATCGAGCGCGTCGGCGCGATCAACAAGGTGCCGATCAGCCATCTGCAGGACTGGCTCGCGCAGGGCCGTCGCACGAAGCCGATGGCGCCGGCCGAGCCGCTCCCTGCCGCCGCTCCTGTTTCACATGAAATCGCGCCCGTACCCACGCCGCCGTCGAAGAAGCGCCGCAACAGTTCCGGCGCCCCGGTGACGCTGCTCGGTTGGCTGCGCTCCAACGGCGGCATCCAGGATCAGGGCGGCGAACTGCGTTCCAGAGACCTCGCCAAACGCTACATCGGTCTCGTCAACTCGCGCGGCATGACGCTCGACGATGCGCGCCTGCGCGCCGCCGAGGCCGGCTATTTCGGACCGATGAAAGACGAGCGGATGGCCGATACAACGGTCAACGATCTGCTCGAAAAGCTCGACCAGCACCCGACCTATTCGAGCGACGATCAGGAAGCCCTGGACCGCATCGCCGACAAGGCGGCGCAGAAGCGCGCCGAGAAGCGCCACGAAAAGGACATCGCGCGCGCGCGTCACCAGATCGAGCGCGAAATGCAGGCGCACGACCTCCAGCCCGACACGGAAGCGATCGATCTCGCCGCCCGCATCATGGTCGAGGAGGGACAGGCTTGGGACGAGGCGTTCGAGCGTGCCACAATGCGCCTCGCGCACGAGACCCCCGAAACCAAGGCGGCGCTCGATGCGACCGCGACCGAGGACGGCTACGATGCGATCCCGTGGGACGACTACCTCGAAGGCCAAGAAGCGCAAGAAGCTGCCGCCGGCGCAACTGGAGGCCGCGATCAGGCGGCTGGAGGAAGCCGGCAAGAAGGCGACAGGCGCGGAGAAGAAGGCGCGGATCACGGCCGATCTGAGAAACCTGCGCGTGCTGGCGCAGATGAACAAGATCGAGCGCCGCGGGACGAAGGGCAGCGCGGAGAACCCGGTGAAGTAGAGGCCACCGCACGCGCCGAGGTTCAGGCCGGCGACGCCGCCGCACGCAAGGCGCTCGACGTCATGGCCGAGCGGTACAGCGACTATCCAGACAAGGCGAAGAAGGTCGCCGCGTTCAAGGCCAAGAACTTCCCCGCGCCGACCGACGAGCCCGACGCCGAGGGGAAACCGCAGACCGTGATCCCCGGCGCGGAGAAGATCAGCGCCGCAGAACTGGCGCAGAAGAAGGCCGATGAGAGCCTGAAGCCGAAGGCGCCGCAGAAGGCCCCCGGCGGCATGTTCGATGAGGCCGAAACCGCGCCGCAGCTGTTCGATCAGCCGATGAAGGCGCCGGCCAACGATCAGTTCGAAACCAAAGCCGACATCGGCGATATGGATTCGGTGATACAGCGTTTGCGCACGCTCAACGACGCGCTTGCCGACCGCGAGGAAGCCCGCGACGGCCTCGTGAAGGCCAAGGGGACACCGTTCGAGAAAAAGTGGCGGCGCCAGTTCGAACGCGCGCGAGCTGCGTTCGACTTTGCCGAGGAAGAAGAACTACAGAGCCTCGAATCGCTCGCCTCCGAGAAGGGGTGGATCCCCGAAACCGCCATGCGGCCGGAGCGGACCCCCGTCGAGGCGCTGACCGACAGGTTCCTGCGCATGGCGGCGCGTGAGGAGCCAGGCTTCGACACCATCGTCGAAGCCCGCAAGTTCCTGCGCGACGCCGGATGGGAGGCCAAGCCCGAGCGCGGTCCGGAAAA